GCTCCCGAACCGAACCTGATAGAGGTTCGAGTTGAAGAGCGAGGAGAAGACCTCGTACTGACCCTGGCCGATGGGGCCTGGGGTCTTGTTGGTGAAGATATAGGTGTCATCCACCAGACGGCTGTAGTTGAACGTGGCATACACGTTCCAGTCCGGGGGAAGCGGGTCCTTGAGGACGATCTTCTTGGAAGACCCATCCACCGCAACCACCTTGGCCGCTGGGCGACCGAGGGCATCACGGAGGGTTCTGCCCACTCGGGCAATCACCAGGTCCGGACGGTTCGTGACGAGGTCCATCCGGCTATTGGCGATGCTGCTGTAGGTCTGGGTCCCGAGAACCGTGTCACGGCCGTTCCCTGTGGTGGGGACCTCGGGGAGCACGAAGACCGTGGTGCTTGCCCTGGCCGGGATGACCGAGGTGTCCACGAAGGCCGTGCAAGGGGCCAACCACAGCTTGTCGTCCACCATCGTCGGGATAATCTGAGACTCATCCAGAGGCTCAGCACCGGGTGTCCTGAGGGTCGAGGAGACGGAGTAGCTGGCACCCCAGTGGATGATCGACACGTCCGGAGACGGGTTGCTCACCACGAAGTCCTGGCCCTGGATGTAGTCGCTACGGTTCGGGGAGATTCCCGCCCGAATGACGTTGGTGACCAGGGTGTTGGGGAGGTAGTCAAAGGTGTCCTGCCAGGTGTTGGCCCAGTAGGTGATGACCACGCTCGACCCTGGAGGGGGTGCGAAGCCAAGGGTCACAAGACCATGAGTACCATCGACCGAGGTCGGGATCACCTGGACGTTGTTGACTTTGACCACCACCTTCGAGGGGTCGGTAGTGGTAACGCCCCCAGAGGTCCCATCGACCATCGGGATCTGGTAGACCCTGAAGCTCTGGTTCCGGGAGGTCTTCTGCCCATTGGAGAGACCGAGGATCCCGTTGACACTTCCGGTCCCGATCTCGATAGAGGTCTGGGCCGTGAACTGAAGGTGGTTGCTTCCGTCGTTGGCGACGAAGACCGAGGTAGACAGCCCGGCAATGACTCCGGCATCAATCTGGGTCTTGAGCGAAGCCGCCGTGGTTCCAGAACCAGGGAGGAACGTCACCGTGTACTCCACTCCACCGTCCACCCGGATCTTCAGGGTGTCGTTGGAGCCAGCCACGATGTTGTAGGGCTCGAAGCCAGGGGTGATGATCGTGGCAGCCGTAGCAGTGACCTGGTCCGACACGTCATCCGTGAAGGCCGTGTCACCACGATGGAAGAAGTAGGTGCATCGGACCACTGCCGTGGAAGGAGGGGGAACCTGAAGGATGACCTCTCCAGAGGAGCCCCGAACAGATCCAACGGCCACCGGGATCCCATCGACGGTCACGGTCACAGACCGGACATCGTTCGTGGTACGGCCGAAGCCTTGCCCGTCAACCAACGGGAAGTTGCGAACCTTGAACCGGGTCTTGGTCCCGTCGTTCGCACCAAGGGTCGGGTTCGTGGGGTTGGTGTCGTCCACGATCCAGCGGAGGGTCACATCCTCGTTCACGATCTGCTGATCGAGAGTCGAAGAAGAGCCTCGCACCATTTCAAGGTCGAGCTGTTCCAGCTCCTCTTGGCCGACCCCGATGATCACGGGGATGCGAAGTCCAGCCACTAGGGCCGCAACGTTCGCTTCGGTCAGGGTGCGAGAGTAAACGCCAGGGGGTACGTAGGTAGAGAAAGGTCCGAGGGCCATCCGATTCTCCTCAAATCAGTTCTGGGGGATGTCATCCGATCTGATCTTCCGAGGAAATTCCTCGGTGTTTGTGATGGCCCCAGAGGGCAACCATCTGGCAGCAATCTGATTTGAGTCGATCTACATCTAGTGTCCGGTCTGCGAGTACCGGATGGTTTCTACCCTACACAAGTCAAAACAACACTTTATTGGGGTGGCTTTGCTTCGGGCTGTTTCTCTATCTGGACGGCATAGTCCACCAGTTTCTCCCTAGCCCCTCGCTCTTCCGGGGCCATAGCCGAATACTCGGTGTATCCATCTCCATCCAAGCGAGCCAGGGCTGGGCTCTTGCCCTCTTCACGCACCTTCTTCTTGACTTCGTCCCGCTTGTTGTAGGTTCCCCACCGTTGCTCTGCACTCCGACCAACAATCTGGTCAGCAGTCGGGTAGTCCTGACTGTGAACCCCTGTATTTGCTGGGGCAGCGTTGGCAGGGGCAGAGAATCCGAACCCAAACCCATTACCTGCAAAGAGTCTAGGGGCATCCTCCTTGCAAGAAGGACAGGGCTGAGTCGGGTGGTCCCCCATCTTCAGGGTACGCTCGAACCGTGTAGAGCAGGTCTGGCACTCAAAGACGTACTTGGGCATGGGTTCATTCCTTCTTCATCTTATGTGATTCGCTCATACGAGCTGTTCCGACCAACAATGACCGGGACTGTAGCCAAGAAGAGACCACCTTGAGAGTAGGCCCTTATGCTTGACTCTCCGTACCCACTACGATCTGCGTTCATGGCTGCCTCGGCAGAACGTGTGAAAGCAACGGCACGACTGACTGTAAACGGCATGGGGACGTGAATCTCCCAGTCCGCTTGCAACTGAATAGACAGGGAAGCATTGTAGTAGTAGAGGTCAGCGTTCTCGTCATACGCTTCCTCTGCCTCACCACCCATTGAAAGGTCAAGAATCTCGATGCCCTCGAATGAAAGGGCACTTCTCTTCTCTCCCCAGAGAGACATGACAACGTAGTCTGCCATCTCCTCCATCTGGATCGGGTCCTGGGCAATCACGTCAAGGTCGAAGGAAGCCTCGAAGCGACCCCCGTAGGCGTTGGCGACATCAACTCTGTCCTCGTAGATCACCACCGCCTGCTTGTCACCAGGCTTACCCCTCTTCCCGAAGGCCATGACCACCCCTGGAAGAGTCTTCCAGTTCGAGGTGTTCCACTTCCACTCAATGGGGCCTATCGACGGGGCAGCATAGCGGTAGTCCGCTGTGATGACCGCCCCTGGGAGGAGCCTCCCGAGGATCGTGACCTCCTGCCCATCGACAGTGTAGTCCCGACCCTCAAGAAGGGGGGTCCTACGGTTCTCCCAGAGCCTCAGAGTTCCAGAGACCGGCTCATTCTGAAGGTGGGCTGTCCGCTCAACCCCTGAGATCACCTTGAGGAGGGGCTCATCGGTGACAGTGAGAAGGGGGTCTATCACGAAGGTGCCAGCCTCCCCCTGATTGGTTGGGGCAGTCAGGCACTCGATGTAGTAGACCCCCGCTTGAACGGGGACCTGATCCCCATTCTCCTTGATGGTGTTCAGGTCCTCTCGAACCCACTCCAACAGATAGGAGGGGGTGTCCAGGAAGGCCAACATGACGTGGCTCTGAACCACGCCAACGAAGTTCTCGGCTGAGAGCTGGACCTTGTTCCCAGAGGCCCCCTTGACCACAATCCCGAACTGAGGTCGCTCATCGAAGGCGTACTTGTTCTGGATATACGGGACTGCCTTCTCGTACACAGGATGCTTACTGAAGCTGTCTTGCAGCTCCAGAACCAGGCGCCTCTTCAGGGATGAGATCAGGTAGTAGTACACAGGGTTACTCGTGTTCCTGCATAGCTAGAACAAGGAGCCCCTCTGCAACCGCTGTCATCGGGTCCTTAGCCCGACGAACCTCCGAGATGGCAATGGGGAACCCACGCTTCTTGATAGAGTGGAACTCCTCCTGGAAGACTGTCATGAAGCCCTCGGCAAGGGTTGTCCCACCTGAGACAACGAAGGGGATCGGCTCCTCCAGATCAGCCCCAGAGCGCTCACGGCGAACCTTCTCAGCAATCTTCTCCAGGCAGTACCGGACGAGGGAACGAATGTAGAGGGAGATGGCCTCAGCCTCCCGATTCCCCCTTGGTGGGCTAGAGAGGTCGAACCCACCACGCTCCTTGAGCGAGCAGATCCTACTGGCCGTGGACCCGATGGCCTTGGCAGCATGGGTGTCAATCCAGTCCCCACCTCGGGCCAGGGAGAAGTCCAACCCCATCATCGTCTGGTAGGACAGGGCAACATTGCACATCCCTGAGCCAAAGGAGACTGCCAAGCCAGAAAAGCTGGTGTCTGGGCACTGGCTGTAGATGATCGCCATGGCCTCATTCATGGGGTGAGCCTTGTAGTCGTGCTCCTCCACGATCTGACGGAAGACCTCGGTGTGGTAGACCACATCCTGGTCCATCATGTCGATGGGCTCAGCAGGAACACTGTAGTAGCAGTGCTCCTTGTCGGTCAGTGGCTCCCCCAGGACGCTGAAAATGAGCTTGGAGAGAACCCGCTGGGCATCTAGCTCCCCGGCAGAGATGAGGCCCTTCGCCAAGGGCCTCCGGACTTCACGCTTGAAGAGGTTCGCCATGTTGAGGGCTGAGTCCCCGAGAACGATGAGCTGACCGGAGTCCTCATCCTCGTAGAAGGAGACCTTCCCCATCTTGAGGGACTTCTTCGCCTCTACTTCGAGGTCGATGAAGGCGTCCCGCACCCTCTTGGTCTTGACAACTCCGCCCTCTTGGCGAGCGGAGACGATGTTCATGGTACCAACATCCACCCCGACGCCATACGTCTGGTTCGATTCATTTGCCATTTGGGTCTTCCTTTTCATCTGGATATGCCGAGTATCAGGCCCCGGTAGCCTTCCAAGGGTCACCCTTGGAACGTTGCCCGAGGAGGTAGATGTGCCCCTCGTGCTTGTCTTCGATCCCAGCGAGGAGGTTATCAACCCCTCGTGAGAGTGTGCCGGTAGCCTTCAGCCCCTCGGCAATCTGCTTCATGCAGTTGATGAAGTGCCTTTCGGCCTTCAGGCTGGTCTCCACATAGGAGTTGGGGCTCTCCCCCGCTCCTTCTGTCACCCCGTTCCCGCAGAAGCTCGCCACCACTTGGGCGACCAGGCTGGCCTGAAGTCCAGGATGGAGCTTCTGAACAGGGGTCCCGACCCCAACTGCCTTCTCAGCAATCTGGTCGATCTCCTCTGTGGTCTGGTCGTACAGACGCTCGAAGAGCAGGTGGTCCCCGTAGTAGTCACCACCGAAGGTCAGCCAGTGATGGCTCTGGTGGATGAAGGCGAGGGACCGGAGGAACACAAGAACCGAGGACAGGTCCGGGCCTGCTGCCGAGACCACCTTGGCTACGATAGAACGGGAGGAGGCTGCCTTGTCCATGCGGACCTTCATTCCTGGCAGGTACGGGGGTCCATGAAAGAACGGGTCGTAGGACGACGGGTCCTGCCAAATGACGTGAGTTGCATCATCCGGGGGTGTGTCAGAAGGGCTCACGCCTGGATGATGAGGTTGAGGTGCAAAGGGGTACGCCTGTGCAACCCGAGTCTTCCAAGCGAGAGGGTTCATCACCACTTCCCCGATCCAGTGAGACGTTGAGTGAGTTGTGCCGCAACAGCCTCGGAGACCTTGCTCAACTTCTCGATCTCGGGTCGGATCTCGATCAGAACAAAGTTGGGGTCTTCAGTTCGCCCAACCCCAATCCGCTTCATGGCAGCAGAGCGTTTGGCGGCTGTCTTGACCCCCTCAAGGATGGCGTCGTACTGCTTCTTGATGACGGCCAAGGCGGGGTGCTTCTCCCCTTGCTTGATGATCTCCGAGGCCAGCTCCCACTGCTCCTCAGAGGTCGCCTTCTTGGAGTTCCCGAAGAAGGAGTGGGGGGCAAGAGTCCCGGCCGGAATCGACTTCTTCATGTAGCGAAGGATCTCTTCGTCGTTCTTCACCTGGGGACGGCTTGCATCGACCACGATCTTGCCACCCTCCCACTTGGCAAAGCCCTTGCCACCGAGACCAATCTTCTCCAGAACCTTGCCATCCGTCGTGAGCATCTTGCCCTCGGCTGGCTTCTTCTCGTAGAAGGCGTCCACGACCTTCTTGTCCGAATCGGCAAGGGCAGCGGTCTTGTCCTGACCCTGCTGGCCTTGCTCGGGGTCTTCATCAGCGGCCTTCTTCTCTGCCTTGGCGTCCTGCTTCAGTTCCTTGCCCACGTCCGAGAGGGTGGACTTCTCCGCCTTGGGGGTGAAGCTCTTGCCGCTGTAGGGGCTCTTGAGGGTCCCTGTGAGGCGCTCCGGAAGGTAGAACTCCTTGCCTTCCCCATCCACGTACTTCCACAAGGAGCCCTTCACCTTGGCGTCATCCTGCTTCAGCTCCTTGCCCACGTCCGATAGGGAGGACCTGGTTGGCTTCGGAGTGAAGCTCTTCCCTGAGTAGGGAGACTTGACGGTTCCAGTCCGCTTCTCAGTGAGATAGAAGTCCTTCCCGTCCTCGTCTGTGTACTTCCACAGCATCGGGGCGGCAGTCTTCTCAACCAAGGAGGCGGCACGGGCAAGGAGGGCGTGCTTGGGGTCGTTCATGGGCTTGGAAGTCTCCTCAACTGCCAAGTCCGAAAGAACTTTATTGACCCCGCTTCCGGACGTTGCGTAGGGCCTGAGCTGCCCCTGTAACCGCCCCACCATCGGATTGTCCGACTCTTGCAACAAGGCCGACCCCGTCAGATGAGCCGTCTGGCTTGATCTGTGAGGGAATGTACATTGGGGCGGCTTCTTCTACCGAAGAAGAGCCGTTACCACCGTTGTTTGGCAACGTCACAAGAGCAGACCGTAGGGACTGTTGAGCGGCTGGCTGCTTCTGTAGGAGGGTCAGGATGTCATCGAGCTTGTCGAGCTTCTGAATCTTAGCCCTCTCTTCGGCCAGCTCAGCCCTCAGCTTGGCGTTCTCTGCCTGAAGGCGGCCGAGGTCCGTCTCCAGATCAGCCTTGGCCGTTTTCACCTGGGCCAGTTCGCCTTGAATCCGGGAGAGGTTCGAGTTGTAGACCTCGATGTACTTCAGGCTTTCCACCGGGGCAGGGGCAGGAGGAGCTGACCTCACGATGTTGCTGACATCGCACTTGAAGATCAGCCCTTGTGAGATGTACCTCCAAAGGTCCTTAGACCTTTGGGCACTATCCCCCGGAACGGGCACAGCCATCCCCTTAGGGACGTTCAACCCGATGTCTTCAACCACAATGTCCGCTGAAACACCGCAAACTACCATGTCACCTGGGTTCATAGCTACCTCTGAACAGCCCGCTTGGCTTGTGCAGCAGCTTCCTTGGCGACACGTCGCATTTCAGCAGCCATAGCCTTGCGAATCTGGGTCTTTGCTTCATCTTTGGCTTTTTCAACGAAGTTGTAGGGGGGTCTACCTGGGTGTACCCACTTCCCATCCCTCATTGACTTGATCGTAGCAGACCGAAAGATCAACTCTCCGGACTCGGTGATGATTGGAATCGGGGCTCGTGCCTTCACCAACCAGGTCATCTGGCCCTTCTTCTGCCCCCTCATGAGGTGAACGAAGGCCGGGTGGTTGGAGTAGATCGTCAGGGAGGACTCCCCGATGACCACCTGAAGGGCTTTGGAGAGTGCTTTCTTGGCCCGCTCTGAGAAGGTGGATTGAACGAGCTTGTCACGCAACCTACGGAGAACACTGAACTTTACCCTCTGAAGGGCCTTGTCCGGTGAGGCATCCAAGCCCTTGACTAAGGGCTTCCCGTAGATGGATCCAAGACTGTCCATTCAGCACCTCAGTAGTTCTGGTTCTTCCAGGCTAGTGTCCTCCCACGAAGCTCACGCTCGTTGCCGATGTTGGGCTTCTCCGTTACCTGGTCCGGAGCACCAAACTCTGGCCCCCTCGGACTGAACTGAGTGGCAACGAACTTGACGGGGTCCCCAACCGGGACCTTGTACCGGATGTCCTTGTCATCAAAAGAGCTGATCTGGAAGTGTTGCTGAAGAAGGTTGCCCCGGTTCGAGGGCATCCGAACTGGACCAATGCTGTACCTGTCCCCGTTGATCTTCAGGATGAAGTCCCGGTGACTCAGCAGGGGTTGTGGCCCCGTCCAGACCTCGTAGACGTGCTCGGTGGTCCGGCCGATGTCCCGTTGGGAAATCTTCACTTCAGCGTCGTCAGGGGCTACCA